TACCGCAGGTCAGTGGAAGCATCACAGCCGCCCCCGTAGCCCGTGCGGCTCGTTCTTACCGGGGATGACCATGACCTTGCCGCCGCGCATGAAGTAGACCGTCAGTCCCTCGGCGAGCCGGATCCGCATCGTGGCGCGGCTCTTGGCCTTCAGTTCCTCAGCAGTCAGCCTCGCGGCCTTCGGTGCCCGGTCGTAGATCGCGCGGCCGCCCTGCTCGACGGACGGGTGACCACTGCGCATGAGATCGCCCCATTCGCGGGGCGCGGTTTCCTCTACCTGGTCGGAGAGGTGTTCCATCGACCGCTTCATCGCGGACTGGCCGCCGTCGGTCAGTACCGTCTTGGCGTAGTCCGACAGGTAGTCGCGGTAATGATCGAACAGCGGCTTTTCGAGGAACTTCGCTTGCCCTCCGCGAGGGTGCCTGTACGACAAGTCCTCATGCTGTCGATGGGCGTAAACCTGGTCGCACGTGACGCTGCCCTGGAGCCGCTGGCCGTCTCCGACCAGGTGCCGCAGTTCGGCGATCCGCTCGCTGAAGGTTCCGGTCATCAGCACCACGCGCCAATGGTGCGCTTACCGGCAAATACCTGCGTCAGATGGTAAAATTGGAATGTAAGTACCCCGGCGAGGGGGCAACCTCCCGGGGCTTGACCAACACCGAACATGGAGACCCGGTGCAGGTGAGCCAAGCGTACAAGTCGCCCGCAGGGCTGATTGCGGCGACGATCGAGATTCCGCTGACCCGTGGGTACGTTACCCGGATCGACGCTGCGGACAGGGTGTTCACTGACGGCCGCAAATGGCACGCGGCCATAATCCCGAGCCGGAGGGCCATCTACGCCCGCACCAAGATCAACGGCAAGATGGTCATGCTTCACAGGCTGCTGTGTCCCGACTGGGACGAGGTCGACCATGCCGATAGCGACGGGCTGAACAACTGCCGGCACAACCTGCGAGACGGGACCGGGCTGGGCAAGAACAGGCCCAACAGAGTGATGCAGCGTAACAACACCTCTGGACATAAAGGCGTTAGCTGGAACAAGCTGCAGCGCCAATGGGTCGCCAACATCAAGGTCAACAGAAAGCAGATCTACCTGGGGGCCTTCGGTACTCCGGAGGAGGCTGCGGACGCCTACGACCGGGCCGCTATCGGCCACTTCGGCGAGTACGCGAAGACAAACGCCATGCTTCGCCAAGAACCCCGTGAGGAAGCGGGCACGTGGCGGCATCACCCGCCGGATGAGCGAACGCATTGCGATGCCAGACACGAGTACACGCCGGAGAACACGTACATCCGACCGGGCGGCGAGCGGGAATGCCGGCAATGCAGCAGGAGGCGCAACCTGCGGCCGAACCCGTCGGGGAGAAGGGGCAGGATCTGTCCCCCCGGCTGTACCTGCGGACGTCACCGCCCCCGTCACTGAGCTAACCCTGATAAAGGGGACCACCCCCGCCCTGGTCAAAGAGGCCGCCAGTGCGGGGCGTCCAGAAGGGGCTGTCGGCTTCCAAAACGCCGGTCTCCGGGCTGACGCGCGTGTTGCTGTCAAATCCCGTGAACACGCGCGGGATGCGATTGATCACGGTCCCAACCTGGTCGCCGACGCCGGGGGCCACGCCGACGCCCAGCGTCACCTTGCCGTCGCGAACGTCTTCGAGGATGCTCAGCGCGTTGGCGTAGGCGATATAGATCGGCGAGGTCGTCTCTACCGATTTCCACTTGAGATAGGTGACGGCAGCCCAGAAGCGGGCGAGATCAAGCGTCAGGTCATGGAGGATTGCCGGGGGCACGGCCTGAGGGACCGAGCTGTCGTAGACATTGCCTGCATAGACGGACACGCGGTTGCTGGCCGAGTACAGGGCGAGCTCAAGCTGCGCGTCGGTGAGCTGCGCGGCGGTGCCCGTGCCCGAGTCGGTACCGGACATGACGTTCCGGAGGTCGGCTACCGACGCGTAGAGGGTGCCGGAGGCTACGGGCGTCGTCATGCGCTCACCGCCTGGCCTTCGCCGCCGCCGCCGGACAGCCCGGCGAGGAAGGCCTGCTGCTCGTCCGCCGTAAGCGAGTCCCGCTGCTCAGCGGACAGGGACAGGGCGGACAGGACGGCCTCGCGCGCGGCCGTGAAGCGCTCGCCCAGCCGCATGGTCGCCTTGCATGCCTCGCACGGGCCGGCGCGGCTGCACGTCTCGTCGCCGAGCGTGCACGGCAGGCAGGTGCAGCGCCCGGTCATCATCGCCAGAGTTCCCGTCACGGCACCGCCCCCGAGAGCACCCAGGCGGCGAACCCGGCGAAGCCCCACGTCCAGTCGGGGATGCCGCCGAGAGTGTCTCCCCCGGCCGCGAGCGCCGCGAGGACGAACAGGACGGCGCCGGCGACGAGCAGGACGCGGCGCAGGGACAGCGGCGTCATGACAGCCGGCTGCGGCTGGGCCGGGGCGGTCACGAGGCGCTGCCCTTGCCGTCGTCCTGCTTCTTAGCTATGGCCCCGGCGCGAGGCTTAGGCGGGGCGGCCTCCTCTTGCAGTGCGGCTTCCTCGGCCGGCGGCTGAGCGACATCGGGGCCGGGCAGCGGGAGCGGAACGAGGTAGTCGCGGCCGATGGCTGCTTCCAGCGCGCCGCCCGGCGGCACGTCGAGCACCTGGCCCTTGGGGAGGCGCTGCGTGACCCCGTCCCAGAAAATCTGCCGGTCGGCGGTGACGATGCGCGGGCTGACGGCCATAAGTTCGACACCGCCGCCCTCGAGCAGCACGCCTCGTTGCCGCGCTGGCTGAGGGGAAGGACCCCGGACAGGCTTCCGTTGCCGTAGGCGCTCTCCAGGAGGCTGCCGGGCTCGATATCGACGACCGTCCCGTGCCGCGTGAACGTGGACCGCTGCGCCCCGTTGGCGTGGTTATCCCAGGTGACGTCGGTATCCGTGAGCACGCGGCGCGGGTAGGCGGACATCAGTTGCTGACCCCGACTCCGTAACCGGGGGCCCCGGTCGCCGCGTGCACCGCGTAGGGGAGCGTGTTCAGCGGCGAGAACCCGTTCACGCCGGTCGCCGCGACCGTGTTGGCGGCCGCGTAGACGGGGGCGTCGGAGTGGGGCAGCGGCATGTCGAGGGGGTCGAGCCACGTCCAGCACACGGTGCCGGTGTAGGTGACCGCCATGACGGACCCGGCGGGGAACGGGATGCCCTGGGAGTTCATCGTCGGCGCCTGGACGATGTTGGTCGTCAGGCCGTTGACGGTGACCGCGGAGACGGAACCGCCGCCGAGGAACACCACGGACAGGTCCCGGCCGGTGGTGTTAGCGGCCGGGGCGGTGCTGGCGGGCAGCGCGATCGTGCACTCCGACCAGTACCAGACCGGCGTGGCGACGGTGTACTGCAGTGCGCAGGTGCCGCCGGGGGGGACGGTCATCATGAACGCGGTCGCGCTCGTCGCCACCGAGACGGCTGACACCCAGTAGTTCGCCATCGTGGCGCCGTTCGCGCCGACCGAGACGTACGCCGTATTTCCGGTGGTGTTGGTGGCGAAGTTGGTGAGCCCGGCAGAGGACGTTGCGGGCACTGCTGGCTGCTGGAGCATCAGGCCTCCTAAGTTCGATGTCGCTGCGTGGCCGATAGCGTCCGTGCCGTCACGGAAAGCGAAGAGATTGGCGCCCGCTGCGGTGAGCGCGGTGTAAAGCTGCTGTGCGCCGGTCGGGGTTGAGCCGGGCGAGGCCGAGTCCGCGTAAACGGCGGTGCCGGCGATGAACGTGGCCGCCGAGCCGTCCGCCCACTGCTGCGTGGCGCCTGACCCGGTGCCCGCGTAGGAGACGGTGCCGAAGCCGCCCGCCGTCCACGTGGGAGACGCCAGGCCTGCGGGGAGGGTGACCGTGGAACCGATCACGAACCTGCTCAGAGCCACCTGTCATCCCTCCTAGAAAGTCGTCTGCGGTACGGCCTCGACGCTGGACAGCGCAGGGGTGAGCACGGCGACGGTCACGCTCACGCCGGAGTTGTGGGCCAGGTTCAGGCTGTTCACGGGCACGGACGTCGCCGTCGCGGTCCCGTTGACCTTCACCACGTCGGAAGTGCCGGACGGGTCGACGATGAGAACCTGCTCGGCGGTGAACGCGACGTTGGTCCCGGTCGGCGCGAAGGTGAGCGACGTCCCGCCCGCGCCCGCCGATGCGCTCGTGACCGGCAGCGCCCACGCCCACGTCGGCGCTACGGAGTAGGTGACCGAGATCGTGCCGCCGACGGGAACCAGGTAGGTGCCGGCCGTGGTCCCGGCCTGCACGCCGCTGACGTAGACGAAGGTCAGCGTGCCGGAGCTGATCGTGACCGCCACGACGGTGCCGGAGCCGTTCGCGACCAGGTTCGTCGTCGCAGTCCCGGACGCGGGCACGGCAGGCGAGCTCACCGACGGCGCGGCGAGGTTGAACGCCCACTCGCACCGGGAGCACCGGAACTCCAGCGCGGCCAGGGGGACGAAGCGCGCGGGGAACCGGCAGCGGGGGCACGTCAGTTTCGTGACCTCCGCCGGCTGTAGCTGCGCGCCGCTGTCAGGCACGGCTAACCGCGCGCCCTTGCCCGGCGGGGCGGGATGTCAACGGCGTCCTGGTTCGCGCCGGAGCGAAGGACGTCAGCCATCTCCGCGGGGTCCACGGAAGCCGCCCCGGCCCCTTCCGGCGCGGCGCCCTCCTGCATGACCTGGATCCGGCTGGACTCCTCCGGGTCAGGGCGCGGCAGGTCAGTGTTCGGCGGCGGCGCCTGCGGGCGGAACAGCCTGCCGGACAGGTGGCGGGGCAGCAGCCTCGGCAGCGGCTCGCGGGAGCCGTCCGGGCCGGACAGCTTGCGGATCACCGAAACCTGCCGGCCGTCACGGCCGCCGCTCCGCTGGAACTTCGCGGCCTCTTCCGGGGTGAGGTAAACCGTCTCGCCGGCGAAGACGAGATCAGTGCCGCGGTCCTTCGAGTCGCCGCGGCGCGGGACCGACAGGCAGGCCAGGGCCTCGTAGGCGTCGCCGATCCTCGCGGACGGGCCCTTCCCGGCGGACGCGCGGGCCAGGAGCTGGTCGAGGGTCGCCTGCTCCTCGGCGGTCAGCGGCCGGGAAGCGGCCTCCGCAGTGGCGGATTCTGCCATCTTGGTAATTCCTCCTGAATTCCCGTTGCCTAAACGCCGGAAAGCAATGCGATGGAAAGCGGCTGGTCGAGCCCTATCGCACTGGCCCGCTGAACATCAGAGCGGAAAATTTTCCTTTCCTCATTGCGATATAGCGGGCCCGCCATGAAAGGCAATTCATCGGCGTAGAACCCGCACCGCTGGCGCTGCATGACAATGGCGTTCCCTGCCGGGACCTGGCGGCTCACGAGTACGTCGAGGTTGAAGATCTTGTTGGGCAGGACGCCCGTGTACTGCAGGTTCTCGCTGGCGATGTCGCCGATGTAGGGCGCGGCGAACGCGCTGCTCTGCAGAAGCGTGTTCTTTGTCCCGTGGTTAATGATGAGGGTATCGGCCTCGAATCCGAGCCACTGCGTCACGCCATTCGGGCTGACGATGTTGGCATTTTCCACAAGGTAGACGGCCTGCGCGATATCCGCGCGGGTGGTCGCCGAGGCGGTCGCCCACGGGTTAGCGACGGCGAGCGTCTGAATGGACGCGTTCGCGACTACCGCCGAGTAGAAGGCGGTATTCCACGAGAAAACCATGGTGTTGCGAACCTGCTGGAGCTGGCGCTGAACCGGGTCGATGGTCTGCCGGCGCCGCATCTCGTCGGATACCATGATCGCCATCGCGCGCTCGTGGCTGAACACGACGCGCGGGACGCCGATCGAGGTCGGGACGACCGGGACCTCGCCGAACTCAGGGCGAATTTCCGGGAAATCGTCGGCGTACAGCGGCGTCGACTCGCTGTAGCGGACCGCGCCGGAGGGGGCCGCGCCGCCCATCCGCAGGACCGAGTCCATGATGAACTCGTTCTCGGTCATGTTCAGGATGAGCGCCGGAATGGTCAGCGGGTCCTTGAGCAGCTCGGCTACGACGAGCCGCGGGGAATCGGAGTAACCCCGTGCGCCAGTGGGCATCTGTCAGTCCCTTCAGAGAACCCGGGCCCGGCCCAGGAAGTAGACCGCCGAGCCCTGGCCGCCGATCTGCTGGGTGAGCATCGCGCTGGAGATCCCGCCGGGATGAGTGCAGCGGGCGACGACGTTGTTGTAGGCCGGCGTGATGGTGGCGCTGGCGTTCTTCGGCGTCTGCCCGGCGCCCATGACGGTCCCGGTGCAGTTGGCCCCGGTGGCCGCGCCGACGACCAGCAGTTGACGCTGCGCCAGGAAGCTCGCGGCGACAGCCGGGACCGTGTCGCGAATGCTGCGCCCGAGATGATCGGCCCGTTCGGTCTCGCCGGCGAGCGCCTGGGCGGCGCGCTCGCCGCTGTGGTAGCTCACGGCAGCC